AGAACGTTTAACAGATGCACTACTAAGAAACGAAGCTGCGTTACAATTGTTAAACAAAGGGGAGTTTGAAGTACCAGCTATTGAGATGATGGAAGGTATAGCGATAAGAGGCAAGGCTGATATACTAAAAGGTGATCATCTAATAGACCTTAAAAGTACATCAGACTTAAGTGCTTTTAAATGGTCAGCTGATAAGTATGGTTACGACCTACAGGCTTGGTTGTATATGGAATTGTTTAACTGCACAAAGTTCACCTTTTTAGTTGTAGACAAAAACAGTTGTGATATTGGAATCTTTGAAGTAACAGATGAGTTTTTAGAACGTGGTAAGAATAAATTTATACAAGGTATTGAAAACTACAAATACTTCTTTGAACAAGATAACGATTTAGATCAATATGTAATGCGAGGTATATTATGAATATATTAAAAAAAGCAGACGAGATAATTAACGAACGATCTGAAGAAAAGATTAGAGATTATGGTCCTTTTTCTAAAGGTATGGAACGTGCAGCTCAAATAGCATCAGGAGCTACAGGTAAACATTTAACTGCTAAAGATATGTTTATGGCAATGATAGCTTTAAAACTATCAAGAGAGTCTTACAATCATAAAGAGGATAATTTATTAGATGCAGTAGCATATATAGGAGCATTAAATAATTATGAAAATGGAGAATAAAAAAGCAATAGTCGGTTTAGTTTCTAATCCTGCCAAAAGTTTGAATAGTCACAATGGCGGTTGGACTTTAGTTTTGAAAAATATTCTAAAAGCTGACGTATTAACTGAAAAAGATAATTGGGATAACTATGATGAATTAATATTATCAGAGGGCATAAATTATAGAGAAGGAGTATTTAATTTTTTTGGTGGTGTTCAAGATAGTTTTTATACAAAATTAGAAAAGTTAAATTTATTTAAAAATAAAGTATACTGTATTAATGAAATGGTTGATTATAATATTGTTTGTAGGAAAAGAAAAGATTTAAAAGGATTGTCTTGCAATAAAATACCTGAAATAATAAGTGTAAAAAATTTTAATAATAAGTTAATTTTAGGTGATAGTCATACTGTTTCAGTATATAAACCAGGATATAGTATATATAGAAATGATGGTAAAACATTAAATGGTTTTTTAAATATTGGTTTAAAAAATTATATATCTAATGAAGTTAATGACTTAATATTTTATGCAGGAAACATAGATATTAGGTTCCATATACATAGATATAAAGGTAGAGAAACAGTAGTTGATTTGATTAGAGAATTATTTGTACAATTAAATAATTTAAATATTGATAAAATTACATTAGTATCTTTATTACCTATAGAAGATGAATCAAGGAAAATACCAGGAACTGGTTTGTACAAAGGAAAACCATTTTATGGTACAAAACAAGATAGAACTTTTTACGTAAAAGAGTTTAATAAACTTTTAAAAAGAGGTGCTACTCATTATGGTTATAATTTAATAGAGTGGGATTTTAATTATGATGATGGATTATCTTTTGATGATATGGAATCTAGACAGTCTGTTCATTTAAGACCTAAATCTTATAAATTTATAAATGAATTATTATGATAGATCAATTTTTAAATTATTATAGTAAGGCTAAAAAAATGCAAGAGCTTAAATTTCAAAATGGTTCTTGGACTAAACAAGATGTTAATGATGACTTAGTTTGGAATGTACCAATATATGATGTAGTAAACAGAAGATACGCAGCATTTAGTTCTTTATTAGAAGCTATAGTAAAAAAAGAAAGTGATTCTAAAGGCAATGGTTTATATTTTAAAGATTTAAAAATACATGAAAGGGATTTTTTCTTTTTATGTTATTTATTTAGATTATGTGGCTCAGGCATTAATTATATACCTAAAACTGATAAACCTTGGAATACACACGGATTTGGTAATTTTTGGATTATAGACTTATTAAGGAAAAATAATACAGAATCTTTAGATTGGTTAGAACAAATACCTGATAAAGGATTTTGTGATGTAAAAGGTTATTTATTACCAATGATAAAAGGTGGTTTAAATACATTTATTAAAACAGAATCAAAAAAGTTAATAGATTATTTATTTGTTTATATTTTTAATGAAGATAAACTAAATATTAAAGAGGTAGTAGATAAAGGAAATAAATGGCTGTTATCTAAAGGCTATAAAAGACAAAATTTTGTTTTAACTGCATTTGCTATGGACTTAGCTGAGTATTTTCCTTATTTAGTAGATCAAAATAGTGATGTTTACGTAGGTTCTAACGCGCGTAAATGTTTAAAGATGATACTACCAAATAAAAAAACAGATTACTCATTACGTTATTTGTGTGAATTAACTAAAGGTGTATCTAAGCCTTATGACATGGAAGACGTTGCTTGTGATTTTATAAGATACAAAAATAATTTTCAAAGTGATGATCATATTAAAATGAATAAAGGAATTAAATATTATAATAATGTTTCTTAATAAACAGGTAGGTAAAGAAAATAATGATTTAAATAATTATAATTTAGATTCATATTTAGATATAACTAAAAACTTTGAATCCTCTTTTGATGAATTTAACGTTAAAAATATTAATGGCTTTAATATTATAGATGAATCTGTTTCTTGTCAAGTAGGATATAAAGCTAGAAGTGGTGAGTTTTTTATACAAAATTTAGTAAAACAAGGAATAAAAAAAATAGTATATGTTCAACCTAGAAGAGGTTTTGCAGGTATATCTTTGGCTTGGTTGTGTAAAAAATATAACTTAGATTTAGTATTAGTTATGCCTGCATCTAAAGAGATAAGTGATCATCAAGCTTTATGTATAGAACTAGGAGCAAAAGCTTTATTTGCAAGAATAGCTGCAATGCCAAATGCTAACTTAATAGCTAAAAAATATGCTAAAAGTATTAATGGATATTATGTGCCTTTAGGTTTAAATCATCCAATGGTTATAGCAGGAGGTGTAAAGTGTATTTATAATTATTTTAAAAATAAAGATAAACCAAATGTAATGTGGTCTGTTATTTCTACTGGTGTACTTACTAGAAGTTTACAAATAGCATTACCAATGACTAAATTTAAAGCTATAGCTGTTGCAAGAAATATACAACAAGGAGAGTTAGGTATTGCCGATTTTTATTCATATCATAAACCTTTTAATTCTAAATCTGATTTAATACCTAATGAGTTTGATAGCGAAGATTCTTATGATGCTAAAGGTTATGATTATATGATTAAGTATGGTAATAAAGGTGATTGGTTTTTTAATGTGGCAGGCAATGCAAGTAAACCAACTATAGATAAGAAAATTATAAATTCTTATAGAAACTGGAATGATTTAAAAGATTTCATATAATATGGTATTTAATAATTCTAGTCAAGCATTTGAATTTTATTACAATGAAATAAATAGAGTTGGTGTTAATTTTGATAACACGAAGGCTTTATTTAATATTGGTTTTACTATTTTAAATCCAATGGACAATATTATAAATTCAACTTTTAGAAACTTTTCAAACAAATATGCTAAACGAGAATGGCAATGGTATTTAAATGGCAATCCTAATGCAGAAGAAATATCTAAATTTGCTCCTATTTGGAAAAATATGATGGATCAAGATGGAAACGTAAGATCTAATTATGGATGGCAGTGGAAAAGAAATAATCAATTAGACAAAGTAATAAGTAAATTAAAAACAAATAAAAAAACAAGACACGGTGCAATATCTATATATGATGGTAAAGAAATAAATACTTATGATAATGATACACCTTGCACATATGCTGTTCAATTTACAATATTAAATGACAAATTAAATATGTCAGTTTTAATGAGATCTAATGATTTGTGGTATGGATTTTGTAATGATCAATTTTGTTTTAGTAAATTACAAGAATTAGTTTCTAATGAATTAGATATAGAAATAGGTAACTACTATCATTTTGCACATAATTTACATTTATATAATAAACATTTAAAATGATGTATTATATTTATCATATACCTAGTATAAAGAAAATAGGTGCTACAAACAATCTTTATAGAAGAGTTACAAAAGAACAAGGATTTAATAAAAAAGAGTATGAAATATTATATACAAGTCAAGATATAAATGAAATATCAAATAAAGAAATTGAATTACAAAAAAAATATAATTATAAAATAGATCAATCAACTTATAAAGATGTAATAAATATGAAAAGCACAAGCACAACAACTTTTTATTATCCAAAAAAAGAAATGGATAAAACTAAACTTCCTACTACTTTACAATTAATAGGTGATGACACAGTAGAAGTAACAGACGAACTATCAGAATTTATATTAGATCATTTAGAAGTATCACAATATGGACCAAATCAATGTTTTGTTAGGTGGAAATTCATTTATAATTATATAAATAATAACAAAATAAAAGTATTTGATAAAATAAGACAATGGGCAAAAGAGAAAGGAATATTAGAATCCGGTGACAGTAAAACACAATATATTAAATTACAAGAAGAATCAGGAGAACTTGCTAAAGCATTACTTAATAAAGATAGAGAAGAAATAATAGATGCTATAGGTGATATTGTAGTTGTATTAACTAATCTTGCAGAACTAGAAAATTTAAAAATAGAAGATTGTATAAATAGTGCATATAATGTAATTAAAACAAGAACAGGTACTATGCAAAACGGTACTTTCGTTAAAAATGAATAAGAAACAAAAGAATGAATTTTACTTAATGGCATTACTTGATATAAGCAACGGTGTAAGTTATCAAGAGATGTATGATACAATGAAAATGTATGAGCAACACGAAGAATATGAGGCTTGTGCAGGAATATTAAAAGCAATAAAAGAAGAATTTGAATTATGACAACAAAAGAAATTAAAGAATTAGTAGAACAAGACACAAACAACACATTAGACACTAAATCACGTAAAAGAGATATAGTCTATACAAGAGCAGTTTACTTTAAGCTATGTAGAGTACATACACTATTGCCTCTGTCTGAAATAGGGTTAATTGTAAACAAGAATCACGCTACAGTCTTACATGGTTTAAAGTTGTTTGATAATGTACTAATACAATATGAGCAAAACTACTTAGAACTATTTTCAAAACTTGATGGACAAATACGTAAACAAACAGGCAAGAAATTAAGAAATACACAAAAACTACTAAACCCTGAAATACACTATAGACGAAAGTATACACGTTTATTATTAGAACATAGAGATATAAGTCAAAAGTATAGAAACCTAAAAAAGTTTTTAAATGTATAGACCATTGCGAGATGAGTTAGAAATTAAAAATAGTAAGGTACACGGTCAAGGAGTATTTTCTAAACAAAAAATAATAGCAGGATATGACTTAGGCAACACACATATATATAGAAACAAAGAAATACATAGAACACCTTTAGGAGGCTTTTTAAACCATAGTGATATACCAAATTGTTTTATAATAGATAACGCAGCAGAGAGTGTCTTATACACAGTAAGACCAATTAACAAGGGAGAAGAACTTACAGTTTATTACAGAAAGTATGATGTTTGAATACTTAACTATATTTTATATAACTGCAATATTTGCTTTAGTAATAGCGTTGTTCTTTAACAAAGAATAGTTTTTTTTATTGTATAATTGAATAAACAATCTTTTTCAAATGGATAAGAGGCAATTTAATGGCGGTGCAAGAGAAGGTGCAGGGCGTAAACCAAAGGCGGTTGAGGTAGAGTTAATAGAAAAACTTACACCACTTGAACCATTAGCACACGAGGCGTTAATGGAAGGTTTAAAGCAAGGTGATTTTAAATACGTACAGTTGTTTTATAATTACTATGCAGGTAAACCAAGAGAAACTAAAGACATTACGATCAACGAGGACTTACCGTTGTTTGTAGATTAGTATGCAGGTACAAAAAACCGAAGCACTAAAAATACTAAGATCATTAGATAAAAGAATACGCATTGTAAGAGGTGGAACATCTGCTGGTAAAACAATATGTATTTTATTAATTCTAATAGATTACGCTATACGCAATCCTAACAAAGAAATAAG